TCGTAATTGAGCCGACTGGCAAACGTTGGAACGACGCAGGAAAGCCATCAGCCGTCCTCGATGTGATGTGAATTATGCTCCTACCAAAATGGTAGAGGTCATCAAAAACCCACGAAAAAAAATGGGCATAAGTGTTTTGTGGGTCTGGTTGACGCATCCATGATCGAGGCGCAATGTAATTCTTAACCATGCGCTCGCCATCCCAACTCATGTTGTATGCGCGTAATGGCATGCATGCAATAACTGAGGCCAAAAGATCGCGGCAGCGTGAAACCGCTGGGATGGACATAAGCAAATTACGCTGTTCGCCCTCGCGCCAAGAGTAATACTGATTAAACACATTTACCGCGCTGTTCGGGTTTGCGTAACTGTTGGCCCCAGCAGCTGCCGCTTTTGCAGGCGCTGGACTAATGGCGGCCTTGCTTACTTTGCGGTCAAATAATCCCATGCCACAACATTACAGACAGCGACGCTGTGATGGTGGCACTCGATCGGCCTAATCAGTTCCCGACGAAAGGCTTAGGTACTTCGACCGAGTGCCGAGGGTATGTTACTGATTTACGGTGACCAGCATGGGCTTACCTGACACAGATGGACGTGAGCAAAGTGCTGCCGCCCAGATCATGCAGCGACACAACTCGATCGGGCCTGGACTCCGCTGCGAGCTGACTGCGACTGAGCCTTGGCTTCTGACCGCGACCGCGCGCTGGACATGCTCTGCCAGTTGGGTTGAGCCGTCATGTAGCAGCATTTTTTCTGCTATCAGGTTTCTTACAGTAGGGGTGTATTTCAGTATTTCGCCGTAGCCAACAATGACCTTTTTTGTCTCTAAATGTCGAGGCCACTGGATGTCAATGCTGGGTGAGATAGCAAACTTGCAGCCGTCAGCGGTCAGCCTGTCAACCTCAAGCAAGAGAGCTGCAAAACTGTCTACGACAAAAGCCACGGTCACAACAATGCGGCGATCAGGCAGGGCCACGGCGCGCAGGCCGAAGTATCGGCTGTCATCCATGCTGGTCTCAATGGCAACGATGCCGCCTTTTGGTATGTCGCCTTCGTGCTCGAGTGCAGGCCAGACACCCGGCGGTATCCAGCCGCGATCGGATGCCACCCACAGGTTTACTGATGCCCGTAAGAATTGTGCGCGGTCAGGGTTCTGGGACTCGGCCTCGATTGTTGACAGTTCTAACGTGTGACCGAGCGCAGGGTTGCCGTAAGCCCAGGCGGCAGGGTTCATCGGGTCTAGGTCTGGCGGCGGAGACCATTCGGCAAAGTACAGCGACGATCGCTCGCCACGGTCAATGGCGCGCAGGCCTTGCTCACGCCAACGCAGAAACGCGGTCGATGCCTCAGTGCCAGCAGTTGACCAGCAGCTAAGCAGCGGCGATTTTCGTGCGCGCATAGATGGGATTAGACCGCCGTCAATAGCAAGCTGCGACATGTCCCAAATTTCGTCTGCCACGATCAGGTCGTTGCTTGTGCCGTGACCGACCGATGGCTTCGCGGCGCGTACCGTCCACTTGCTGCCGTCTGGCATCGTGACCGAGTTACGACCGTAAGCTTTGACACAGGACGCACCAAAGCGCGCCTCAAGCACTGGGGCGATCTCATCAAACAACGTAATTGCCAAGTCGAGTCGGTTTGCCGTTGTTAGCACCGTCTGTTTTTTGCCCCGTATTTTTGGCATCTCTGTAAGCCACCAGCCAACCAAACTACCTAGAGCAACGGTCTTGCCGTTCTGTCGGGCCGTAGAAACCAGGCTTGTCCGATGCAGCAGCTCACCCTGCTCATCAAAAGCCAGCTGACCGTCAAGCGCGCGCACCTGCCAAGGCATAAGCGTTATCCCTAGATGCTGTTCTGCCCATCCCTGCACATCGCTCCCATACGACCCGGCATGATCCGTAACAGTCGTTTCCAGTCGAGGCCAGTCATGGCTGATCGCCGCCAGTTCGGGCTGGTCAGGCTCCGATAGAGACAAGAGTTGGGTCGGGGTCAATGTGTTTGCCTTATAAAAAACTGGTTCTATATTTCGCACTGGGTTTTTTTGCATTGACTCGTGGCGTGAGTGTTGGCGGTGTTGGTTTCGTGCGGTGACGTATCGGTGGCCTTTGATGTTGTTGCAGGCCGCGCAGCATGGTGCAAGGTTGTCCAGGCTGTGGTCTCCGCCTGCGTCTAGTTCCAGTATGTGATCGACTGTGTCTGCGTTAGGTTTGCCGCAGTATGCACAGTCAGGCTTGTTGGCTAAGACCTTGCGTCTGTTGGCTGTGTACTGGGGGTCTCGGTGTGCTTTGCTCATGCTCTCGCGCCTTCGGCTTGAGCTAGCGCGGCGCAAGCGCCTTGCTCTCGGTCTCTTGTGGTCTGTTCTGTTGTCGGGTTCATGTTGCCTCGGTCTTTGTTTGTTAACGGTATGTCATCTATGCGAGCCTAATGCGGTAATGCTCACCCACGGGATGCCTCACTCCGTTACCTCATTACCTACCTGATTATGTTTACAGGTCGCCTCGACGCTTTGCCTAACTCATTTCGTGTTGCATGTTTCAGGGCGCGTCGATCTAGCCCGTTGCCGGGTGTCATCCATCCGCCTTGCGACAGGCTTAGGTCTGTTGAGACTTATGTAGTTTTAAGTATTGGTTGACGCAGGTAACTAACTATCCAGTCAAGGTCAGCAGGCCGCCACACCCAGACAACTGCGCCTTGTTCAAGCACGCTTAGCCATCTGCTTTGTAGCGGTGAGACCTTGCCTTTGTCGCTTTTAAGTTCTGCGAATATAACACGCCCACTGGGGTGTGCTAGTACGAGGTCGGGGAAGCCGTGATCGCCTAGCTCATGTGTTGCCCATATTCCACGTCTGTTCATAGATGGCAGCGGATGATGCACAAGCCAGCCTGCGGTCTTGGCAATGCTTATAACGATTTTTTGGAAGTCTGCTTCTTTCACTTCCATGCCTCGATGACGCGGCTGGCCTGCGATGCGCTCAAAGTCTCAAGAATGACGTCTTGTACGCCTAGGAACGCATGCAGCTGCTCAAGTGTTTCGCCTTCGTCCCAGCCTTTACCACGGGCAAGCGCCTTGATGTATGTCTGCTGTTTAGGGCTTACGAACGCGCCTGCTGATGGCTGTGGCTTCGCTACGGCCTGCCCTGAGCCAACTACAGCGCGCACAGGCACAGTCCGCTCAACCTTTTCCATCTCTTGCCTTGATGGTCGAGGGCCGTCAGTACCGATCGGGCTGTTGCTAATCATTCTGCCAATAGCACTGGTCTCACAGTTCTCTACAAAACTGGTCGCGTTAACGCCACGATCTGACAGTCTTTCCTCTGCATACCCGGTGGCAATTAGCCGATCATCGTCGTTGTAGCCTTCCGCGCTCATCACAATAGTTGTGCCGTCGTAACGGTAAATCTGTGTCTGTATGCGTCCGTTCGGATATGCAGTCCACCAGCGCACGAGTCTGTCTGCCACTGTCTCGTAGTTTGCTAAATCAAAGCCCATTTTGTCTGCCTTTTCTTTTCGCTTATTGTCGGTGTCTATTGCTCTGGCTGTGCGGTCACGATGTTTCAATGTGCGGTCTGATGGCACATATCTGCCAAAACTGCTATAGGCCAAGTGATGCCAATAGTGCTATGCCTTGCGGCGTAATTTTGCACACACGCTGATCTGAGCCTGTAGTTGCTTTGCGTGCGTGGCCTGTTTCAACAATGTAGTTGGCTGCGAGTAGTTCGCCTACGCGCTTCCAGTAACACGACTTTTCTAGTTTGCTTATGATTGATGCTTCCTCAGCTGTGAGATCGGTGTGCGATCTGTACGCGCATAGGAGGCGCAATGTCTGGTTTATGCGGCGCGGTTTTACCTGTTCGGCTGCTCGATATGACGTGGGGTGATCGTTGCTGCGTGTTAGCGGTGTGACTGAGATGGTTTCTTTGTATCCAGCTAAACCGATAGTGGCTTGAAATAGTTGTAGGTCTGACATGTCGGGTGTCCTTTGTTCGGGTGTACTGGGATGATGTTAGATGATAAGTTGGCTGAGTTCGGTGATTGCGAGCTGTAAAAAGTTTGCGCGTGGGTCGTCCATGCGGCGTAGGTCATCGCGTAGCGCTTCTAGTTCGCCTACCAAGTGATAGAGATGTGATGCTTTTGATCTCCTGACATGGTTCGGTGTAAACAGATCGTCGATCATGCCCATCATCGCCCGGGTGTGTTCGGTAATCCCAGTTTCGGGATAGATGCTGTTTATTTCGCTGTCGCCCATGGTGCCCATCCTGAATTGTTGTATATAGCAAGGGTGCTGCGCAGTGCAATTGTGGCGTTAAACAGATCGCTGCACTCCTCGACTAAGCCTTTTTCTTGTAACCAGCCGATAGGCCAGTTGCTGTTAGGTAAACACCAAAAGCCATTTATCTGTGTCAGGCCGTAGCTGCCGCCGTTCGGGTCTGACGGGTTGTGCGCTGTGGTCTGGCATCGAGACTCTCGGTACATCACCATGTCAAGCGTGCCAAGTTGATCGGCTGGGAAGCCAAGGTCAAGGGCGAGCTGCAAAGCATCATCGCAAGTAGCGATCGTTGTGATCGTGGTGGTCGGGGCGACTGTCGTCGTGACGGGCAGTACGGCCTCGTAATAGGCGGCTGGGATGATGTTGCTATCTGCCTCTGGGAGCGTCCTAGCAACCCCTAGGAAGGTCGTAAACGCCCAGATGGTACTAATGATGCCTGCGATTATTTTGGGGGCTGTAAAGATCATTTTTTCTCCAGTTGGTAAGGGACACCCCAGCTGCCTGAGATGTCCTTAAAGGCGAGCTGCGAGTGCAGCGTCCTGCCGTCGAGTGGATCACGAAATATCTGCACCATGACTTGCTGACCGCTATCTAAATGTGAGGTGTACACCTCGTAGATGTAGGTCTTTGCGTCCATGATTTTCGCTTGCCTTCCGTCGGTACATCGACCCTAGGCAATGGGTGTGACTAAAGCAAGGATTTAGCCTGTTTCCATTGCTGCACAAGGGCTGGAACGCGGTCGCCGACATAGTAAAAGATGTGCCATGGCTCTGATTGCACTTCCCATGTAAAGCCGTAATCCTGAATGTTCTTGAGCATGAATTGCATGCGTCCTGTTTCTGATGCGTCCGAAATGTCACAGGCCAGCCCAAGATTATGCCGCGATGTACCCGGTGCGGCCATTGGCGCATTACCAGCCTTCAGGTAATAAGTGACACCCTTCCAAGTGCGCGTTGATGCGCCTGCGATCGGCTGGGTCTGGTAGCGAGCGAGGAAGCCAACGGTCTGTGTTGACATGCTGCGATAGGTGTCGGCTGCCGATGTCGGCTTAAAGGTCTTGACACCAGCAGCGAAGGCTGCATCGCGTAATGCCATGTATGCGTCAGCTGCTAGTGGGTGCAGTTTGCCGTATGGCTTGACATCAACGAGCAGGCCGAGCGGTAGTTCACCCGGCACGACATGGGCAAGTGTTGACGGCATAACTAACTTGTGATAGTGGCGCTCGAGTTTGTCTGGGACGACAGTGAGCGTGGGTGCTTTAGGCTTCGGGGTTTTTGCCGATGCCATAAGCCTTGTTCTTTGGGTTGACATAGCCGATAAATAGTGGTGCTACAGCTGCGATGGCTGCGCCGAGTAGGTCGTTGGGATCGGTGTTGCCTGACATGTAGAGCGCTACTGCTGCTGCAATGGCACTGTTGATGTAGGTCGAGATCATTGCTTTGTCACTAGCTTTCATGTGCTGCTCCTGTCGGTTTGGCTTTCTTAATTCCGTTTGATGCTAATAGGCCGCCCAGTGATCCAGTGAGGAACACGACAACCGTCGAGAGTAAGTCGATAAAGGCTGCGTCGTTGGGGGCTTGCTCGAGCGGCTGGTTAACGAACAGTAGGCCGTAAACAAAGCCCAGCACAATGGCTGCAAAACTAATCGACATAGTTATGCCGACGATCAGGATTAGTCGTGCGTGTTTATCCTCTGGCGACATCGCAAGCCGTCCGCGTAAAGCACCTATTGGGTTCAATGTTGACTCTTGTGCTGCTGCATCCATTAAGCACCGCCGCTACTACTGCCACCATGAATAGCAGCGCCGCATATTTTGCCCATCTCATTACCCCTCGTGAGGTGGTGGGGGTGGTGGCGCAATAAAATCTTGCGCTATTGGGTCATAGGTGTAGCCAATTCCTGCGTAAGTTTTGTTAGGTATATCAAAAAATGTTTCTACCCATGTACCAGGGTAACGGTCAGGGTTTGCTTCCATAAACTCGGTTGTTGCTACAACAACATTGGTTACAAAATTGTTTTCGTTAATTTGTGCAAAATACTGTTCGTTCATGACTTAAACCTCACATATACAATTCCGCTTCCGCCTGCGCCGCCCGTAAAACCGCCGCCACCACCACCACCGCTGTTTGCTGTTCCTGCTGTTCCTGAACCTGAACCAGCGCTGTTACCTGCACCGCCGCCACCTGTACCGCCAGCACCACTAGTAGCCCCTGAA